CTCTGGAGAAAACCTGGATCGGCACTTTGAACAAGGAAGGTTCAAACCCTATCAAGTGGTCTTTTATCGAGTACATCTTAGCCGAAACCGCCAAAAAGTTGCATAACGAGCGTGAACAACGCCGTATTAACGGAATCCGTAAGGACCCGAATTTGAACGAACCGGGCAAAGCACTTGCTGCAGCTGACGGTCTGTATGAGTTCCTGAACAAGAAAGTGAATGGACATACCGATATCAATAACGGAAAGTTCGTTTACCAGATCAAACCGTTCGAGCTGGGAGAACTTACCGAAGCAAACATCGGTGAAAAGGTGTACAAGGGTACTTCCATGATCCCGGCGGTTCTTCGTGACAGCGGTAACCTGGCACTTTATATGCCTTCGCACTTTATTGTATTGTATCATAAATACAATGAACTGCATTACGGGCAGAACCAGGATTACAAGGCTAATATCATGTATGTAAAGGAATATCCGGCGGTGAAGATTATCCCGGTTCCCAATGCTGACAACCACCACCGTATCTTCTGGACGTTTGAAGGCAACATTAAAACCTACGAGGACAAACCGGGTGAAATGACGGCTTTCAACCTGGAGCAGGAAGACTGGAGCCTGAAAGTCTGGAGTAACTGGCGTGAAAGTATCTGGGCTATTGCCGTGGGCTTCAAGTACACCAAGAAAGAAGATATGGACTATAACCGTCAGATGATCTTCTGTAATGAGTATGACCGCCCGGCGTCTTACTTTGTGGACGCTGACAAGGACAAGAACCCGTCGGCCAAGCTTCATACCTCCATTGTTACCGTAGCCAATACAGCCGAATTTGCTATTACTGATATTGAAGATGCGCCGGTAGGTACGGTTATTTCCCTGAAATGCGGAAGCGTGGATAAAGGTGTTAAGATTGAGAAAAGCGGAAACTTTGAACTTATTTCCGACGCCTGGCAGCCCGGTAAAGGGGATGTTATTAAACTGATGAAACGTGCCGACGGTAAATTTATCGAGATCGGCCGCGAAAACGCTTCTTCCGATGCGTTGCAGTTTGCACCGGATGAAACGACACCTTCCTTGCTTGACGGTGAAGTATTCGTTACCGGTGAGAATACAAAGGCAACGGCAATCATTAACTTTACCGATGCGGAAACCGGTGTCGTTTACACGATCTACGGAAGCGGTTCTGAATATGCTTCCACCATTGCAGCCGGCGGAAACTTTGTCTTAACCGAAGCTATGACGCTTTCCGAAGGTAAGTTTATCAAGCTGGCAAAAGCCGCCGACGGTAAATTCTACGAAGTGGCAAGAGGCTAATTTTTAACGGAAGGGGTACTTTATCCCTTCCATTTTATAACCTTATAAATCATTAAGTTATGACATACGTAAAAGCAAGCGTAAGAAGGCCGGCCGGTAATCCCGGTAACGGTATTCAGCCCAAAGATCAGCTCGTAATTTACGACGTTGACGATATTCTTTCCTTTCCGCCGAGAAACGATGCCGGCGTGGTTATCGAAGAGGATATCGTAATGAAGGCGGGACGTTATGCGATCGGTATTTATCTGACACCCGGTACCGCTGAAATCAGTTCCAACAGTGACGGAGAAACGGACGCCGAAGGCTATACGCCTTCCATTAAGTTCAATCATCCCGGTAACGAACAGGAAATTCGCGAGTTTAAGACAAACTGGCTGTCCAAGAAATGTATCGTTGTGCTCCGTTATTGTAGCGGAAAGCCTGCCGATCTGATCGGAACGCCCTGTAACCCGTGTAAGTTATCCGTTTCTTATACCGGTTCCAATGAATCGAATACGAACGAACTTACTTTCACCCAGATCAGCAAGGGGGATGATATCGCCATTTACCGGGGTACCGATACCCTGGAAGAGCCGGTGGCCGTAGTGGAAGCCGGTGCCACGGATATAGATTACCAGACGGACGGGCAGTACCAGCTTTCCGCAGGTGCGGCTAAAATAGCCGGTGTTACCGGTGGAAGTCATGGATCGGTAATTACCCTTATGGGATGTTCGGGCGTTGCGCCAACAGTGGAAAAAGGCGGTAATTTCCTTTTGAAAGGTGGTAAAACGTTTACCGCTTCCGAAGGTTCCCAACTGACGTTGCGGGCGTTTAACGACGGTTCGGAGGCTATGAAATGGATTGAACAAAGCCGTTATGAGGCATAAATAAACGGCTTTCATATAATTCAAAGGGTGACCGGCAGCACATGCCCGGCCACCCTTTGTCCTTTTTGGGGTAATTGCCCCCTTTTTTCTTTGTATCATCAAATTTTATATAGTATGAAACAGGAAATTATTACCTATCTGGCCGGTCCGCGTAACTTTATTCAGGGCGTGGAACTGTACGAGAAATACGGTATCAACCGTATGTTAAAGAAGTCATTTCGCCGGCAGGGAGAAACGGAAACGATGAAGGCCATTCTTTTAGAGGAACTACGGAAGCTGGCCGGGCTTTCCGAACGTGAATTTAAGACGATCCGGCGCAACTCCAAACAGCCGGTCGTGGCAAAAATGGAACCCGCCCGGGAGGAAACACCCAAAACGCCGGTAAAATACAGCGATGATTTGCTGCTGGAACTTGCCGAATCTTTTGGCGTCAGCGTGGAAGAACTCGTTTCGTCCGATTTCCGGGATAAGGTTCTTTCCATGGATGAAAATGCCGACCGTGTGGAAGAGCTGGAAGAGGAACTGGATCAGGCGGAGAAACGATACAAGGCAGCCCCGGAAACCGTAACCAAAATGATACGTTTCCGCGAGAAATTTACTTTCCTGAACTCTCCGGATTGTCCCGACATTCTGAAAATACTTGTTTCCGACATGTTCACCGCATACGGGAAATATAAGGAAGCTTTCGCCCGTCTGGAGGCTACGCCGGATGATGTCAATTCACTTTCTACAGCACAGGAAGCGCAGGCGGTTGTGGAAAACTTCATCGCTAACCGCGAGATGTGGGATGAACTGGAATATTACCGGGAAAACGGAAAGATTCTGGGTAAATGTGAGAAGGTAAAAAGTTTGTCCGTCCGTAAGGGTGTTGAGAACCTTTCGGATATCGACATACAAAAGGCACTGAATAACGCTCGTGCCAACCTTTCAAAGAATAAGGCGAAACTGGAACAGGCCGGGGATGATGAGAAGAAGAAAGCGAGTGCCCTTGCATTGATCCAAAAGTGGGAAACTACACAGAAGGCCATAGAGGAAGAAATCGAGGCGCGAAAAAAAAAGTAATTGAACTTATTGCCAGTCTGACAGGGAAACGGCAACGGATCACAAAGAACCTGGGCCGTTTCTCTCATCCTTGCGACCGCTCGGAGCTGGGGCACCAGCTCAAAATATTAACCCTCCGGATAGAAAAAGAAGAGAGCCGGATTAAACAACTTTCCAATGATAACAAACCTAAGATAGAATGAAGCATTATCACGAAGAAGAAATACCCATAGAGGAAGATTTTAATCCGTGGGATGAGAAAGAAAGAGCAGTATAACTAATAACCCGCACAGAAACGAATAAAAGATGCGTATGAACGATTTAACGGTGGTGGATAGTATTTACCTGGATGCGCAGCAAAAGGAGGATGTACGGCGTTTATCTTCTTTAGGATATTCCCCGAAAGATATAGCCGTTTCCCTGGGGCTTTCTCTGGAGGATGCCGGGCTTTTTGTCCAGGATGCGGAAACGGTAGGAACTTCTGTTAACTTCCTGATCCGGGAAGGGATTCTGGTAGCACGTGCCGCTCCTGAAATAAAACTCCATGAAGCGGCGGAAGGCGGAAACGTGGAAGCTATAAAACAGCTGGAGGCCGTACGGAAAAGACACACTTTCGAACGTTTAATCGAACAAATGGATGACGACGAATTTAATTAAGCCCTCACGAATAGACTTTGACAAGGTAGATATTAACCAGATTCAAAGGATTCTTTCTACCGGTACGTTGGAAGCCCTCGCACCCGATGAAAGAGAATATTATAGCCTTATGGAAATGGTACGGGGACTTCGTGCCCGTATGCGTATAAATGGTAAGTTGGTGACAAAGGCCGGTATCATCCGCCTTTTGAAGTCGGAACCTTACGGGCTTTCGGACTGGATGGCCCGCCAGGTGTACGCCGACAGTCTCAATTTCTTTTATACGCAGGATAACGTACGCCCGCAGGCTTTCGCTAATCTGTATGCTGAAAAGGCCGAAAATTGGGCGAATACTGTTTTTCTTATGGGAAATGTGAAGGAGGCTAAGAACCTGCTGAAATTGGCGGCGGAACTTCGCGGATGTTACAAGGATCAACAGGCCGAAATACCGGAGGAACTGCTTTCACAGAAAAGTACGGTTATTTATACTACCAGCCGTAAGGATCTGGGTGTTCCTGAAATCGACCGTAAAGAACTGGAAGAATTTATCGACGCGATACCGGAAATTCCTGTTATTGTACGTGAGAATATAAAAGAGGATGCGCGTATTAAAGCTTTTGACCTGAAAAAACGTATGTTGTATGATATCAAAGAGTTCGGGGAAGATAACGAAGGTGAGTAACGCCAACGCCGACGATGTGGAGATAAAATACGGCCATATAATCCAGGTCCTGACGGACTGGATCGATACTACTATCCTTGTATCTGTTGACGGGCGCGGTATGGCCAAATCCACCGTTATACAAGCCAGGCGTTCCGCCCGGTGTGTGGAAGAAATGCCCGGCGGTGCGTTTGCTTTTGTTGCCAATACCTACAGTAACCTGGAAGATAATATAATGCCGGCCGTTCAGAAGGGCTGGCAGCTTATGGGCCTGATCGAAGGGGTACACTATGTAAAAGATACCCGCCCGCCTGAATCCTGGCGGCGTAAATGTTCGGTTATCGTGGATGATTATAAGCATGTTTATAGCTTCTGGAACGGATGTGTTATTTTCATGGGATCACTGGATAACCCTTCCCTGCTTGCCGGAAAGTCTGTAATACATCTGTTTTATGATGAAGCGAAGTACGACAAGGAAATGAAAGTAAACCGCGCTATGCCTATTCTTCGCGGTGATGCGATCACTTACGGACATTCCCATTTGTTCCTGGGGATAACCATTACTACCGACATGCCGGATATCGACGAAAACGAGTACGACTGGTTTTTCCGGTATGTCAAGCAAATGGACCCGGAACGGATCATTAAAATAGTACAGGCGGCAAGTGTACGTAATGACTTGATAATTTCCTTTTTACGGGAACAAAGAAAGAACAAGCCTTCCTCCTTGAAACTGAAACGTTTGAAACGGGATATTGAATATTACGACCGGGCTTTGTTGAAGTTGAGAAAAGGACAAACGTTCTTTCTTAACGCTTCTTCATTCGCTAATGTTGAGATACTTACGATAGAGTATTTAAAGCGTATGTATAATGGAACAATGGAGCTTCACGAATTTAAAAAGTCGGTGGTGGGTATGCGTCCCGGTCTTCGCAGGGATTTACGTTTCTATGTGTTGTTTGGTGAAGGACATAAGTATTATAACGGTACCGCGTCCGGGGAGGCCGCTTATAGCTCGCGGGAACTCCGGTACCTGCACCATGATAAAACGATTGAAGGCGGTATGGACTTCGGTAATATGCTTTCTTTGGTGATCGGTCAGGCGGACGGTGCTTATTACCGGGTACATAAGAACTTTTTTGAGATACCGCCGGGCTGGTTCCGGGAGATCGCCGACCAGTTCCTCACTTTCTTCCAGAACCACGAATATAAAGAACTGGATTTGTACTATGACCGTGCAGGTAATAACTTTGAGAAACAGAAGGAGGATTACGCGGGTAAGATCAAAGACGCCATAGAAAAAGACGGCAGCGGAAACCGTACCGGCTGGATCGTAAACCTAAAGAGCCGTAAACAGGCAGTTATCCGGCAGGATGCGGAATACGACTTTATGCAGGAGATTATGGGCGGTACCAACAAGAACCTGCCTATCCTGTTGGTTGATGCGGTGAACTGTAAAGAAATGGTTAGTTCCGTAGAAAAGGCAAAGGCTGAAATCAAATACCGGGGTAATTCTAAGGTAGTGTTCAAAGTGAAGAAGTCCGAAAAGCTGGCACCGAAAAAACTACCGATGTTATCCACCAATTTCTCCGACGCTTTCAAATACTTACTGATGCGCCCCGGCTGGATAGCTTTAGTACGAGGCAAACGGACGCTGCAGGCCGATTCGTTTGTGGACCAATGGATAGAGAACAGGCATAAAAGGTAATTGCCTTGTAACGCTGGAAAATTGCTTTTCCGGCGTTTTTTGTGTTACCAGGTTACGGGTACCCCTCCCCAGAGGTCATATTTCACCTTTTAGGGGGAGGGCAACTGCTTTCCGACTTCTGAGCGGCTCGGTCTTCGGAAGGTGCTATTTTTTTAGTTTTTGAAATTTTCTCCGGTTTTTGATTGTTTTTCAGTCGTTTATCTGCATTTAGACCAAAATTTTACGCGAAAAAGCGTGTTTTTTATGCGTTTTTGCTTCATTTTTTGGGGCGTTTTTCATGAATTACCGTGTATTTTGGGGCGGTTGCCTTTCATTTTTGGGGATAATATTCTTTATAATTGTACATATTAAGTATTTTTGCAGCCGTCAAAATTACACTGCATATAACCGTCAGAACTTACGGGTGGTACAGACGAAAGTATACACTAATTTTAAGTTACTGATATGAAGAAATTATTATTAATTACCGTGTTGGCTATTTTAGTAGTAGCAGCTACAGCACAAGAAACTCGAAAAACGTTTTGTGAAATTGTTGGTACAGGGAAAGTCTTAAGTTCTAAAGTCAAAATACAAATAGACTTCGGGCAAAAAACATCTTATTTCGGAAAATACAAAACGTTTATGGTAGATGAATCCGGGAAGAAAATTGAATTTAATTCTATGGTAGACGCCATGAATTATTTAGCAAAATTTCGGTGGAAATTTGAGCAGGCGTATGTTGTTACAAATGAGAGCACGAATCAAAATGTATATCATTGGTTATTAAGTAAAGATATAGTTTCTGATGATGAAATACGCGAAGGTATTATAACACAGAAAGATTTTGAAGACATGGAGAAAGAGGCTTTAAAGGCACAGGAAAACAATACCCCCAATAATGATAGCATTTTAGATACCGAGGAAGCTATAAGAAAGCGATACGAATAGTAAAATATAAATTAACGCTCACCCTTAATCAGGTGGGCGTTTTTTTGTTACGAAGTAACGAATCGTAGAGTCGATAAATTTCCTTTCTTGATAAACTTTTATTAACGTTTTTTTTTTTTTGTTCAGATTTTAATACCGACATTTGCCCCTGTCAAAATTGCTACCGCTGGTGCGGTCCGGTGAGTCTCGGTTATTGGCTCGAATAAACAACGGGCTTTTTTTATGCTCGGTATTTATCTATTTTAGATATATAAGGCGGTTGCCTTTCCCTATTACTTTTAACCCGTTCATCGGACGGTTTGCGGTAGTGATTTTGACGAATTAGGGGAAATGGTAGCCGCCTTTCTCTTTTTTAATAGTCAAAATCACTATCATTATGAAAAAAGAATTTCAATCCGGCACAAGCTACGTGCCTTCGTTCCGTACTGGTAGCACGGACGTAAACACGATCCAACATCGTTATTTTCAGGAATTGGAAAAAGATTGTTCCGTAAACTCGGCTTCCGATGCTTATTATTTATCTGCTATTGCCTGGTTCTGTCTAACCTTTATCTTTCCGCCGGCTGTTATCGGTGCAGTTGTTTGTGTGTACCGGGCAAAGAAGGTACAGAAAGGAGGCCGAAAATGACATCCTATTTTATAGAGCTTAACGAGTATAAGCCACAGAATCGAAAATGTGCTGAAATGGCAGAGTTTGCAAACCAGTTTGGTAATACGCTTTGCCCTGATAAAATTTCCTTCGATGCTTTTAAAACTGAACTGGAAGCAAAGGTAAAGGAGCTGAACGAGAAATACCCTAAAACAATGCCGTTGAAAATATCTTCCGGCATCGGATTTATTCACATAGATCAGGACACTAAAACACATAATAACGGCTGTGACAAGCCTGTAGCCTATTTTTTTATTTACCGGGTTAAAAGAATATATAGGTTTTCAGAGCGTCCCCAGATAAAAAAGAAAGGAGGTGCTGAATGATATATACTGAATATCAGCAAGTGTTACTTACTCAATTACAAAACAATGATAAAAGGATTGAGGAAATAAAGAAGGAACAGGAAGAAATACAGGAAATGTTTCTACAAGAAAGTAAATTTAAACCGGGTGATCTGATACAGATTGATTATAAAATAAGCAATGCTACTTTTAAAGTTCGCGGCTGGATTTTCCGGATTACATTCTGGAGGAACCGCCCGTATTATCACCTGAATTTACCCAAGAAAGACGGTTCCCGCGGATTAAGAGTTAAAAGTATATGCGACGGGGTACTGGAAAGTATAACAAGTATTTCACATATCAAATCAGAAGACTTAAAAGGAGGTGCCAGATGAATACAAATAATCCTGATATCCTATTTTTCGTTAGACGTGAATACGGCGCGCCTTCCATTGAATTAAGAGCATACAAAGTGGAGAAGGTAAACGATGAGTTTGCTTTCCTCGAACTTGAACGTTTACGGTTGGTTGTTTTTTCCGGTGATTTTCAGTCTGTATCACTTCATCACGAGTACGGTAAAAACAACTGTATGTATAATAGTGCTAATAATATACCGGATTTGATGAAAGACATGAAGAGGTGGCAGTTATCGCCCATTGATAGACGTAATTACGAACGGTTTAGGAAAGTCGCCCTCGGGATATACCGGCAGGCCGGAATAATTGATTTCACTACCTTAGAGACTACACCGATTAAAAACATTTAAAGAAAGAATTATTATGAAAGATATAGAAGTAAACGGCGCACATATAACAGATGAAAGTGCCGAGATTTTGACACAGTGGCAAACTAAGACGGAACCGGTTTCCGCTTGTTACATCGAAGTTATTGAGGACCTAATCGATTTCCTAATAGAGAAAGGAGATGAAAGTACACCAACAAATGAGGTGTTAAGGAGGATTCAATTATTACGTATGATGAAAAAAGACATCGAAAAGTTGTCTAATCCTTAATATTAACAATTTAGCATACCGGCTGAAAAGGCAGCCGTTGGGTTTAAGTCCCAGGTTAGGGTTTGTTTGTGCCGGGGTGGTTCCCGGCACTCTTTTTTATGTCCTTTTCGTCGGTTTCCGTTCTTCCCACCTTTGCAGTATAACCAATGATTCAAATTATGAAAATAGGAACGGACAAATGGAAGCATTTCGGGATTAATTACGCTATATGTGCCCTGTTGGGTAATTATGGTGTTCCCTTTGCCCTGGGTGCTTCACTGGGTAAGGAATACGGGGATAAAATGTCACCCGGTAATAAATGGGACTGGAAGGATATTCTGGCGGACCTGGCCGGGATCGTGGCGGGTTATTTGACGCATGTATGTATCATCCGGACCATAATGTAGAATTTTCAACTCTATCAATATGACGGAAACGATAATTACAGCGATTATTACGGCTCTTTGCACGGGTGGCCTGACCTGGTTATTCACTCTCCGATATACCCGTAAACAGGCGGAAGCTGATGCCATGAAGTCAGTACAAGAGGTTTACCAGGAACTAATCGAGGATATGAAGAATGACCGTAAGGAGCTAAAGAACGCGTACCAGGAACAGAAAAAACGGTTTGACGAAGTGGATAACAAGTACAAGGAAGTCCTGCAGAAATGTAACGAAATGGAAAAGGCTATCAAGCAGAACGCCCGTGTAATGGACACTATGAAGCCGTTTCTTTGCGGCGTGAAGAATTGCCCGAACCGTAAATCTATCACTTTTGACACTAATAATAATTAACGACTTAATAAACATGAGACATGGAATCGTACACCTACTTATTTTTATTTGTTTTGCAGCTTGTTTTTACGGTTGTCGTTCTCCTCGCTCTGTTACACGAAAAACGGTTACAGAAGCAACTGGAGAAGAAAAACAAACAACTACTGACGGAGTTATTGAACTTGCGCGGAGAGATTCAAGCAATGAGGAGCACGTACTTGACGTTTACCGGGAAGATAGTACGCATATCCGTATCAACTACGACAGCCTCGGAAGAATTAAAGAAATTGATTTCAGCAACCGAAAAACTGAAAAAAGAACTGGAAAGAATCAAAGCAGTTCCTTCCAGGATCATAAGGAAACTACCAGTCAAGCGGAAACAGTCGTTACCCGTAAATCCGACGTTAAGCAACAAAGCCAGGAAAAAGAAAAGGTTACAAACGGGTGTAGCTTATGGACGTTCCTAAAATTCATGTTTTTCTTTCTATCCTTTTGCCTGGTCCATGATAACTGGGGCAGGATTAAAAGTTTTATCCGCCGGCTATGGAAAAAATAAACCTTTATGTAGCGGTAGAACAGATGAAGCGGATTACCATTTCCGGGGGAACCTTTTCTATCAAATTTCGGAAATGGAACCGTCAGACACGGGACGGCGGCGATATGGTGATACTCACTGCCGCCCGTTTGAGGAAAAAGGCGACGGATGAAAGCATCGAAAATTCAAGCTATAAACTATTCCTGACGGACACCACAACGGGCCGGCCGCTGAATTGCTGGGAATGTCTGGTAATGGAGTTCAACGGGAAAAGAATAACGATTTAAGATTATGGAAATAAGACGAAGTGGTAACTTTGGAATTATAGATACCGGCAGTGACAAGGGTTTGATCTCCTTTTCTATCGGTGGCCGCGGTAAAGGTTGGGAACCTTCCAGCATCCAGTTAAACCGGCGGGGGGCTTTCTTTTCGCGTAAGATCAGCGTAAACGGTACCTTTATCGTTCCCATGGGTGATAATAACGACATGCCGGGCGAGGTCATGCGTTTACTGGATAAATTCTACGCCGGTGAAGGCATTATGGGCAAAATAGCCGGTTTGCAGTGGGGAGAAGGCCCGCGGCTGTATGAGGATGCAATCGACGAAGAGAATAACCGTTTTTACCGGCGTTGGAAACTCGATCCGGAAATAACCGCCGACCTGGAGTCGTGGGATTACACGACGGTTCTTCACCGCTCACTTGTAGACTTAACGCACATGCAGGGCTTTTTTATAAAGTTTGTCCGGAACCGTGCGCCGCGTGTGGGCAATCCCGGGCGTTTGGTACGGCTGGAACATATTCCCTACCAGAAGGCCCGCCTGGTATATCCTCCCGACGGCGAGGATGAACCGCAGGAAGTACTTGTGGGCGACTTTCCTTATCCTGATCCGGCTTATACTTACCGTTACCCGGTCTTTGATCCGGCCCACCCGTTCAAATATCCGGTTTCCGTGAAATACTATAATATCTATTCCTTTTGCAAGGATTTCATGAGTACGCCGCGTTTTCTGGGTGCGCTTGACTGGCTGGAGCTTGCCGGCGGTCTGGCCGCTATCCTGATCGCCTATAACGAAAACGCTTCGGCCATTTCCCTGCATATCGAATCGCCGCAGTCTTACTGGGACCGCGCGGAAGCACGTATAAAACAGGTTTGCGAGCGTACGGGCGAGAAATACACGGCCCAGATGCTGGAAGATTTTAAGGACGAAGCTATGGAGAAATTCGCCTCCAACATTACCGGAAGGCAGAACGCCGGGAAATACATGCACACGACTAAATTCTGGAATCCGGAAGCAAATAACTTTGAGGGCTGGACGGTGGAGCCGCTGGATAAGAAAATAAAGGATTATGTGGACGCCCAAATTAAGATATCAAATAAGGCGGACGCTGCCGCCACCTCCGGCTTCGGTCTTGATCCGGTACTTTCAAACCTGATTATAGAAAACAAGCTTTCTTCCGGATCGGAGAAATTATACAGCCTGAAAGTGTATAACGCTTCCGAAACGGCTATTCCGGACATGATCCTTTGTAAACCGTTACAGCAGTATATTAATGCCAACTTTCCGGGTACCGATACGAAAGTAGGGCTTTATCGTACCATAGTGGAAGCGGAACAGAACGTTTCACCCTCTAACCGTATGAAAGAAAATGCGTAGTCTGTTTTTCACACCGAAACCGGAAGATGTACCGGAAGAACCGGTAAGCGACCGGCAACCGGAAGAGAACCGTGCCGATAACACCCCGGACAAGCATATAAAGGCCCGCCGGACGAAAAACGTTCATTTTGACCGGCGGATAAAATCGGAGCTGCACCTGGAAGAGTGTTTGCCCTGGCATTTTGAGAAAGGGGCGTCTTATCACTGTATCAGTCATGGGGACGTTGACAGCCTTACTTATCTTCGTGTGATCGTGAAGCAACAACCGGTGGAATATGTTCTGATTTCTACCTGGTGTATGGCAATTACCGATGTTAAGGAGGTGGAGAAATGGCTGGAGAGAAAAGACATAGGGCACGCGGATTTTTATGTAGGTGAAATCTTTCAAGGTTCCTACGCGGATGTTTATTTATACCTAAAGAAGGTGGCGGAACGTTTCGGATCACGTGTCTGTATTTTCCGTAACCATGCTAAAGTAATGGCCGGTTTTGGTAACGCTTTTGATTTTGTAATAGAAAGCTCGGCCAATGTGAACACTAATCCGCGCACGGAGCAGACCTGTATAACGATAGATACCGGGCTGGCCCGCTTTTATAAGGAGTTCTACGATGAAATAAATAATTTCACAAAGGATTTTGATAATTGGAAACCATATACATTAAAAAGAGACCGAGCAAATGACGAAGTTATTTAATAAAGGCGGTGACGGTGCCGGTGAAATAGTCCGTGTCCTGGGATTGATCGATAATGATCTTGATTTTACCAAGTGGGAACCTATCTTACCGCTGGGTATTCGGGATTTACAGGCTATCATCGGAACGGAACCCATAGACGCGGTAGATAAGTATTACCGTGAAGATCATGCAGACGGTACGGAACCGGACGGCATGGCGGAAACTTTGCGGCTGATGCAGCAGGCGGTAGCGATGTTTACCTGGTTAAAGGTCATTCCCACTTTGGACGCACAACACGGAACGGCCGGACGTGGCAAACACCTTGGAGAGAATGAAACGGGTATGACCGCCTTACAGGAGTTCAAGGATGAAGAGAATATCCGGAACCTGGCTTATGAAGCCGTAGACGCGTTAGTGGAGTTAATGGACCGCGAAAAGTTTGATTTTTGGATGAACGGCATTAAGAAAAAGGCTATAAACCGGCTTCTTATTCAGAATAAGGAAACGTTCGATGAATATTATAATATCGGCAGTCACCGGCTTTTCCTGGTGCTTATTCCTATGATCCGGGAAGTCCAGGACGGGCAGATAATACCTGTTATCACCCGGAGCCGTTATAACAAACTGATTGAAGGCGATACCGTTTTAACGGAGAAATTGCTGGAGTATGTACGCCGCCCGCTTGCACTTCTCACCATAAAAAAGGCCGTTGAACGTTTACCGGTGGAAGTTCTGCCTAATGGAATCGTACAGGTACAGCAGAGCACAACCGTACGGGATAAATTGCGGGCGGAAAAAGAGGCCCGGCAATCGGTTGCTAACAGTCTGGAGCAGGACGCGGCGGCTTACCTGGATGTATTGCAGGATATCATCAGGGAACTGGATGCGCAGTCGGAAACGGTGGATTATTATATACCGGGTGTTACCGTACAATCCAGGGGAATAACTTTTTAATGTCCGGACATGGAGAAGTTTACATATAATAGTAAGACGGTGGAGGTCCCTTCCTGTCTGGATGAAGTCAGCGGTGAGCAGTACCGACAGTTTCTTATATTGGCGGTACTGATGAACCGCGGTACGATCAGCCCCGGACAGTTCCGCGTAAAATGGCTTTCTTACCTTCTGGGTATGAAAGCGGATTACACCATGTACCGGCGTGAGATCATCCGGGAGCTGGACGGGCAACTGGAAAAGCTGGACGGCTTTTTCTCTTATACAACCGGTAAGGAGGGCGAGCGGATCGTTACGCCCATTCTGAAAACCGGTCGTAATCTGATGCAGGATTTCGGGGGCTGGCATGGTGTCGGTGACATGCTGAACGGTCTTACTTTCGGTAACTTTTGTGATTGCCTGGATTTGTTGCAGCAAAGCAAACAGGCGGCAGCAGAAAAAGACGATCCGGCTATAAATGAAATCTTCCAGGATATCACGTTAAAGCTTTACCGGTACAAGGACCCGGAGAAGACGCCGGCCGTTCCTTCCTTGCTTGCCATTCATGCGGTAAACTTCTTTTCCGCCGTTTGGGAAATGGTTCTTTCCGGACCGGTTTATATCGGTGGTGAAGCTATCGACTTTCGGATATTGTTCCAGAAGCTGGCATCCGAGGACCGGAAGGTGGACGATAAAACCGGCTGGACCGGGATAGTCTTTGAGGTGGCGGCTTCCGGCGTGTTCGGAAATAAGAAGGAGGTGGACGATACACCCTTTTGGGATGTATTGCTTTATCTGTATAAATGTAAGTTTGAGTATTTACACCAAAAACGTAACAAGAAATGAGAACGACAACAGGAACAAAAAACAAGATCAAGAAATTCGAGGGATTACGCCTGAAAGCGTATGTATGTGCCGCGGGAGTATGTACGATCGGTTACGGTCACACGATCGGCGTAAAACCGGGTGATGTTATCACCGAGGCCCAGGCCGATGCTTTCTTTGAATCGGATATCAGGGCGGTAGAAAACCAGGTAAACGCGCTTCCCCTTCATTTGGGACAGTACCAGTTTGACGCGGTAGTAAGCTTTTGCTTTAATGTAGGTATCGGAAAATTCAAGAAATCAACGCTTTATAAGAAGATCAGAGCAGATGCGTATGATTCATCCATACCGGCAGAGTTTAAAAAGTGGATATACGGGGGTGGTAAGATTCTTCCGGGGCTTGTTACCCGCCGTGAATGGGAGGCGAAACGTTATCAGGGATTGACGATATGATAGATATAAAGGTTTACCGTGAATACTGGGAAGGCATACAAAAACGTATTCCTGAAATAAAGAAGGTGCTGCCCGTTACCATTGACGAGGAAATGAGTAAGACGATACAGGGACTATCTAAAGAAGAATGTCCGGTGCTCTTTATTCTGATCCCGTCGGGAACGGGCGCCAGCCTTTCGGCTGATAATGTGAGGGAAAATAATTTATGCGTTATTTTCCTTATGAGCAAGTACGATCCCCAACGGAAAGGGGCTTATGAGACTATCGAAGAGGTGCAGCCGGTTATGGAGCGTATCAAACAAATGCTGATAGAAGATTCTGCCACCGGTTGCCCTGTCACTAAGGAACTGGATTTAACCAGCCTTTCCACTCTTCCGGAATCCGGCTTTTACCGGACGTTTGCGGGGTGGAGCCTGGCTTTCTCATTTAAAACAAGATTCTAATGGATGCTTTTGCGTGGTTCTGGTTAACTGTCATAGTAGGTATTATTACAATAGGTGTAAATGATGCGTTGTGTACCTATTGGAAATATAAATATGCCTCAAACAAGAAAAATGAAACTGTTAAAGACGAATCCGGGAAAAGGCACATTATTTCCGGATTTTCAAAAAATGAATAACTGAATGGCCGAGAATTTTAAAACGGATTTCTTTACCGACCGGATCGGGCGTGGAATACAGGACATATTTCAAGCCCAACTGGATATCGCTACCAAACGGATTTACCAGAAAGGCCGTGAACGTAAGAAAGTACAGGGAACCGGGGAGATCATACAAGGGCGGTCCGGTGCATTAATGGCCGCACTACAGAACCCGAATTATTCGGTCGTTCCGGACGGCGAAGGAGTAATCGCACGTTCTAACCTTCCATTATATACCCGCTTCCTGGATATGAAGAAACACGGTAATTACCAGATTTATAACCGGCAGATATACGGGATTCTGTATCATGACACACTCGGGAAGATTAAATATGAATATCAGGATTATGTAAGGGAAAGGGTAAAGGAAATGTTTGTCGGTTCGCTAAAGTAAGTGTGTTGTTATCTTCCAAAGTTCATTCTTTATATTACGATGTTAAAATATAGCAAATTCGCAATAAATGTATTTGTATTATTTGCATGGTTATTGCAAATTTGCTATATTTGCACTGTATTTAAAAGTTCTTTTATTTTATGAAGTACAATCAACTTTACGCCGAATTAAAGGCGGCAGGTTGTTACGTTGTGAGACATGGCGGAGAACACGATGTTTGGTTCAGTCCCAAGACTGGCAAAAAGTTTTCGATACCCCGTCACGGGTCTAAAGAGGTTTCTCTTCACATAGAACGTAACGCAAGAAAAGTGCTGGGGATTTAATCCCCGCACTTCTTTACTTCATAATTTAAGACTTTTAGGTGCGATAGTGGCAGGTAATATTGCCTGCCACATTTAAAAATAAATAGTATGAAAGTGAATGTTTTGTTTGAACGTGCGAAAGACGGTTATTATTCCTGTTTTATGGAAGAAGAGTTACCGGATTTTGGATTGGCCGGCTACGGAGATACAGCGGAAGCGGCTAAGGCTGATTTTCTGAAATCATACGAGGAAATAAAAGAGATGTTAGCGGAAGAAGGCAAGGAGGTTCCAGTATTGGAATTTTCTTATAAATATGATCTACAATCATTCTTTAATTATTTTTCATTTCTCAATATTTCAAAGATAGCAGAGGTTGCTGGTATAAATCCGTCTCTTATGCGTCAGTATGCGTCCGGAGTGGCGAATGTCGGTGAAAAACAGTATGATAAAATAAGGATAGCAATAAAGAAAATAGGAAATGAATTAGTTTCCGCTCAATTTTGATAATACAACCTGTTATAAGGTTTCTATTATACTTCATAAAAAAGAACTTAATACACCCGATGTATTATTTCGTGAGAAATGATATATCAATTAAGCCCGGCCCAATTCGGGCGGGCTTATTTCCAATTATTTATTACTTGTATCTTATAGTAATTATATGACATATGAAGATATTTTATTTCTGATCGGCTTTTTCCTGGTAATAGCTTTTTTCGTAGGATGTAAGCATAAACCGGCTACTTTATCCGGGTGGCTTGCTTTTGCCTTTCTTTCCTTTATCGTGACGCCTCTTATATCAGTACCTTTAACTTGGTACGTTTGCCGGATGTTTGATCGGGCAACAATTAAGGATAAAGGATATTTTGATCCTTCGGATTTTACATTTAAGAGATAAAATACTTTCTTCTTAGTATAATAAGCCTGTAGAATGGTTCTACGGGCTTTTTTTATGTCCTTTTCCGCCACTTTACACCAGGATAATTTTGCCTTATAAAATTTACTCTTATGGCAAAATTAAAACCTGACTATATCGAATGGGTGTTAACCCTGAACGCCTCCGATGCGCAGAAGGAAATACATAATCTTTCGGAGAAGAACAAAGAACTTCGGGACAGCAATAAGGACCTTAAAAAGAAAATGACCGAACTTATTGCTACCGGTAAGGCTGGCGGTAAACAGTGGAAGAATCTTACGGATAGATTAAATGCCAATAATAAGGCTATATCCGAGAATAACAAGAAGATTGCCGAATGTGAGAAACGGCTGGATAAAACCACCATGAGTGCCAACCAGCTGGCAAGGAAGGCAAACGCCTTGCGGAAAGAACTTCGCGATACGGTGAAGTCTTTGCAGCCGGAAAAATATGCCGCCCTGGAGAAGGAACTGAAAGAAGTTGAGAAAGCATACGGGCAGGCCACGAAAAAGGCGGAAGGTTTCGGCGGCTCCCTTCTTTCCCTGAATAAGATAAAAACGGTTCTGGCTGGTGTGTTTGTCACTATCGGCGCAATGATAACCGGGCAGATTGTCGGCGGGCTAAGGGATGCGATCAGTACTATTATAGAGTTCGAGAAGAAAAACAGTACTTTGGCCGCTATCCTGGGAACTACGAAAAAGAGTATTAAAGATTTAACGGATGAAGCACGCCGGCTGGGTGCTACTACTTCTTATACGGCCGCACAGGTAACGGCACTTCAGATAGAGCTTGCCAAGCTGGGATTTTTCAAAGAGGATATTAAAGCGATGACGCCTTCCGTACTGAAATTCGCTAAGGCGGTGGACACTGATCTTGCCTCGGCTGCTACGCTTGCCGGTGCAACATTGCGTATTTTCAACCTTGATGCGGAAGATACGGAACGGGCACTTTCTACCATGGCAATAGGTACAACGTCTTCGGCCTTGAATTTTGAATATCTGAATAGTGCAATGTCTACCGTCGGCCCGGTTGCTAATTCTTTCGGATTCACAATCGAGGAAACGACCGCCCTTTTGGGAGCTTTGGCAAACAGCGGTTTCGATGCTTCATCGGCAGCGACGGCAACACGTAATATTTTGCTTAACCTGGCTGACAGTAGCGGCAAACTCGCGCTTGCTCTTGGCGGTCCGGTTAATAACCTGGATGATCTGATAAAGGGACTTAAAAAACTGAACAGTGAAGGAATAGACTTGAACAAGGCCCTTGAACTGACCGATAAACGTTCCGTTGCAGCGTTTAACACTTTCCTTAATGGTACCGATACCGTGCTGGCACTTTGCGACGCGGTGACAGGTGCAGAAGATGCCTTTAATGCTATGTCCGAAGAAATGGGTGATAACGTTCAAGGTGCATTAAACCGGCTAAGTTCAACTATCGAAGGGGTAGTTTTACGTTTCTATGAATCAAAGGGTATTCTCCGGGATTTAATAGACCTTGTTACGCTTATGGTGGAAGGTGTGGGAGGTATGATTGACATGTTTAATAAATGGGGTGTTGTCACTTATACCGTTACCGCTTATTTGGTTTCTTACTATGGAGGACTGAAAATCGCTACCATGTGGCACGCCCGTTTTAAAACGGTGACCCTTGCTTCGGTTGTTGCAGAGAAAGCGCACGCCGTACAGCTTTATATCAGCCGGGCGGCTACTCTGACTTATGCGGCAGCCCAGGCACTATTACACAAGAATACTACCAGATGTACCGCTGCACTTCGGTTAATGAGGATCGAACTTTTGAAGAATCCATATACGGCCCTGCTCGCGTTACTCGTGGCAGCCGGTGTTGCTATCTACCAGCTTGCAAAGAAGACGGAACAGGCTTCGGCGGCGATGAAGGCCCACAAGGAAGTCGTAAAGAAAGTGAATGAAGAATATTCCAGCCAGGAAGCAAAAATAAAAACTCTTGTAGCTGCTATCAATGATGAGAACCTTTCCAACTACACCCGTAAACAAAGGCTTGCGGAATTAAAAGAACTGATACCGGATTATAATGCGGAATTGAATGAAGAAGGCAGGCTCATAAACAACAACAAGGAGGCCATAGATCAATATTTAGTTTCCTTGGAAAAACAAATCAAGTTGAAAGCTTACCAGGAGGAACTGGAAGAATTGTACAAGAAAAAAAGGAATCTTGAAAGCCAGGAATCAGAGCAAAGCGACGCTTACTGGGACACCCGCCAGCAAAATACATTGTCAGGATATAACCGGAACAGTCTTACCGCTAAAATAAGCCGTTTATTTGGTACAGAAAAAGAGACTAACCAGTTGAAAGCTCTACAAACAACACAGAAGGATTTGGCCGGTATAGAATCAGCAATCGCCCAGATCAATAATGATATCTTAAAAACAGAGGCGACGGCCACTTCATTAACCGGAACCAATAAAGAAAATATAAATACTGAAACATCCCTTATAAAGAAACTGGAGGCCGAAAAGAAAAAGGTTCAGGAACAGTGGGCGGAAGACAGCGAAGCGAATATCGCCAAGAAAAACAAGGAAATAGAACGTATCGACACCGAAATAAAACGTTTAAACGAACTGGGGAAGGTCAAAAAGAAAGCGGCAGCCGGGGAGTATAAAAATACAGAAACGGACGCTACATTAAAACCTCTGGAGATCGAGCATGAAAAACGTATGCTTCTAATCAAAGAGAACCGGGAAAAGGAAAATAAGACGGAAGCCCAATACATTCTCGAAGGAACAGCGGAAAACCTTCGCTATTACCGGGAACGTATCGACGCACTCCAGAAGCTGGAAGCAAAAACACCGGCCCAGAAGAAGAAGTTACTCGATGAAATCCACAAGCTCGAAACAGAAGCACAGACGGCCATTTTTACGGAAACCGGCAAGCAGGAGGACGCCCGTATAAAACTGGTACAGGAGAAACGGGACGAACGGTTAAAGATTGAAACCGCCTATTACAACGTCCAGAAGGACACCATGGAAAAAGCAGTATTAAACCGGAGTATCACGCAGGAAGCCGCCGACGCCTATATGTTGAAAGTTGAAGCGGAGCACGCTGCAGAACTCCTGGAGATAAACCGTACTTACCTGGATGATGTAAATGCCCTGGAGATCACCAGTAAACAAAAACGTATAGATACTGTTACGGAAGCGGCCGACGCCGTGCGTGAAACCGAGATGCAGCTACTACGTGATCAGGCGGCCATTGCTCAAAAAGTACGTGAAATAACTTCCGTTCCGATAGGAATAACCGGTATGCAGGAGGCACACCGGAAGCAGGTTCAGGATGTAGAAACTACTTATAATGCCATAATTGAGATAGCGAGACAGGCGGGGATTTCTACCGTTGGTTTGGAGAAACAGAAACAGCAGGAAATTAGCCAGCTTGAATTTGATTATCAGAATAGTTTATATCAGATTCAATCCCAGATCGGCGTATCATGGGCACAGGAATACCAGAATGAACTGGACCTGTTAAAGAATCTGCACGATCAGGAATTAATAGACGAAAAGACATACCAGCGTAAAAAGCTGCAAATGCAGATGAATAACGCTAAAAAATACTTTGACTATTATTCCGGCCTTTCCTCTTCCATGGTGGAAGCTATTCAACAGGCCGAAATCGACCAGGTGGAGGCAAAATACGATGTTCTCATACAGGAAGCCGAGAACAACGGGGAAGATACTGCCGCCCTGGAAGAAGAGAAGGAAAATAAGAAACTGGAAATTCAAAAGAAGTATGCGGATGTAAACTTTGCTATCAAGTGTTCCCAGATCATAGCAGATACGGCCGTTTCGATTATGAAGGCGTACGCGGACCTCGGGCCGATCGCCGGAACCGTTGCTGCAGTAATGCTTGCGGCTACCGGTGTGGCCCAGCTTGCATCGGCCAAAGCAGAACGGGACAGGATTAAAAACATGTCCTTGAAAAACACTACCGGCAGCAAGACTGCCACGGCTGAACGTGTTGTTTCCGGTTCTTCTGGAAGCGGGTATTATGAAGGCGGTTACACCGGTTCCGGTGGACGTTATGAAGTGGCCGGCGTAGTTCATAAGGGGGAATATGTGGTACCACAACCGGAAATGAATAATCCTAAAGTAATCGACGCCGTTAGTACTATCGAAGCGATCAGGCGGCAACGTACCAATGCCAACCCGTTGCCACAGAATCCGGGTGAATATGCGGAAGGCGGTTACGTCACTTCCCCTGCAGGTGATTCTTCCTACCGGGAGTTCCTGGAAGCAGCAAAGGAGCTTCGCGC